TCGGGCTCGTGGCAGTGCCCTACCTCCTGAAGGCGGGGGCGTTCAAGATCATCCGTGACGAGCAGACGGGGAAGTGGCGGGCGTTCAACCCGGTCACCGACGAGGCGCGGAAGCACCTCGCCAAGCCGGCCCCGCCCCTGATCCCGCCGCGGATGATCAAGACCATCTCGTGGGTGCTGAAGTCCAGCAACTACTGCAACCATATCGAACTCCACAACGGCTGGAAGATTCAGTTCTTCAGCGCCGAGGGAGAACCTGCCCAAGGCTACGCCGCCTCGCTGATCCACATCGACGAGGACGTCGGAAACGACAACATCCTCCCCGAGGCGCAGGCCCGGCTCGCCGACAAAAAGGGGCGGCTGGTCTGGTCGGCCATGCCGCACTCGCGGTCGGAGTCGCTGCTGTCCCTGTCCGAGCGCGCCGACCGCGCCGAGGAGGCAGGCACAGCCGAGACGACCATCAAGAAGTTCACGCTGCGCTTTCTCGATAACGCTTGGATCGACTCAGCCGAGAAGTCCAAGATGCTGGAGCGGTGGGCGGCGCAGGGCGAAGACGTGCTCCGGATGCGCGCCGAGGGCGAGTTCATCACGGACTCCGTCCTCGTCTACCCCAACTTCGCCATGTCGGTCCACGGGTTCCTGCGCGAGGACCTTCCCGACGGCCAGATTCCCGCGGACTGGACGCGGTTTGCGGCTATCGACCCGGGGCACTCGGTGACCGCGGCTCTGTTCGCGGCCGTCCCGCCAGACAACTCGATGGTGCTGGTCTACGACGAACTGTACATCCGGCAGTGCTCTGCGGCGATCTTCGGCCAGAAGTTCGCCGAGAAGGTGCAGGGACAGCAGTTCCACCAGTGGATCATCGACATGCACGGCGGCCGGATCACGGACATCGGCTCCGGCCGGGCCGTGGTCGAGCAGTACATGGAGCAGATGCGGCTGTACAAACTGCGCTCCCTGACGACCGGGGCGGGGTTCTTGGCGGGCTGCGATGACATTCAGGCCCGGACCTCCGCCGTGCGCACGGCCCTGTACATCCGCCCGGACGGCAAGCCGCGGCTCCGGGTGCTGCGGGGGGCGTGCCCGAACCTAGAGCGCGAACTGCGGCGCTACCGCAAGAAGACGCATTTCATCAACGGGCTCTCCGTCGTCAGCGACGAGCCGAACACCCGCGGCGAGGTGCATGCATGCCAGTGCATGGAGTACATCGTCGCCTCCGAGCCGAAGTACCGCTCGCCTCCGAAAAAGGACGAGTCGGATACGACCCCCGAGTGGATAATCAACTACATCGCGCGCAAGACCAAGAACCGGGTGGGTGCGTGCGTTTATCTGGGCCCGGCATCCGACGCCAGTGCGTCAAGCGAGGAGACGACGAATGTCGAGCAGTACGAGTGGGTCTGACTTCCCGACGCAGACGGTGGAACTCGGGGACATGGTGCTGTTCTACAGCAACGTCCTGAACCAGAAGGACCCGGTGATCGGCTGGGTCTCCCGCCGCCCGGGCGTGAACACGGTCTTCATCCTGACCTTCTCCCCCGACGAGGGGTTCGTCGAAAAGCCGTCGGTGCGTCACGCCGACGACCCGGGCCTCGTGGACAACTCCGCGTGGCGGCAGTGGGGGTGCTGGCGCTTCCACCCGGCAACGGAGACGCTGAAGAAACTGCGCACGATGATGCCGCAGGTGGTCTCCCTGCTCGCCCGGCAAGGCAGCAAGAAGGGGGAGTGACGCCATAAAACGGGCGGAGGACACCGATGGCCGAAGACGATCTCAAGGAGGACAAGGGCGACGGGGATGACCTCAAGCAGTCTCCCCTGAACCCTGCCTCGCCGCTCAAGCCCATCGCGCAGATGTGGCTGAAGAAGATTGCGGCGGCCAAGAAGGCCAAGTCGGCGTTCGACTCTGACGCCCGCGAGGCGATGCACTTCTTCGATGGCGGGCCCCGGTGGTTCTTCGAGAACAGCAACCGCGGCCTGACCCTCATGTCACGCCCCACCCCGGCGCCCGCGTTTCGCCTCACCGTGAATCGCGTGTGGGAGGTGGTGAAACTCATCGGCGCGGTCATCTACAACCGCAACCCGGTCCGCACGGTGACCCCACGGAAGTTCCCGGTGATCCCTCCGCAGATGGTCGGGGTCGACCCGGAGGCGTACCAGATCGACCCGATGACCGGGCAGCCCATGCCCGATCCGGCGGTGATGCAGTTCATCGACGCCTCCAAGGCGATCGACGCCGCGGACCAGACCAAGCGGATCGTCGCCGAGTTGATGCAGACGTACCTCAACTGGACCCCGATCGAGAACAACCTGATCTCCCATGGCCGACAGGTCGTGGACGAGGCGCTCATCAAGGGCGGCGGTGTCCTCTGGACCGAGGCTGTCTCACAGCAGAACGTGCCGCCGGCCGATCCAACCCTCGTCATCGGCTCGTTCTACGACTCCGTCGACAACCTGCTTCTGGACCCGGACGCGCAGGTGATCGAGGAGATCACATGGTGTGCCAAGCGGTGCGTGCTCCCGATCGACCAAGCGGCCCGCATGTTCGGCCTCCAGCGAGCGGACCTCAAGGCGAACTTGGAATCGTACGACTCGACGTCCCGCAACGTGGACGACCGGCACGGGGATGGCAGGCCCGGCAAGAAGCGCACCGGCAAGACGAACGATCTGGTGACCTTCTACAAGGTCTGGAGCAAGTGCGGGTTCGGCGACCGGCTCAAGGACGCCAAGAAGTCCGACCGCGGCGTGTTCGATCCCCTCGGCGACAACTGCTACATCGTCGTCGCGGAGGGCGTGGACTACCCGCTCAACGTCCCGCCGGCCGTGATGGACGAGGAACTCGATGAGGAAGGGCTGCCGCAGACGCTGCGCATCCGTGCGGCGTGGCCCATCCCGCTGTGGGCCGACAATGGCGGTTGGCCGTTCGAGATGTTCGCGCCCCACCGCAAGCCGAACGCACTCTGGCCCGTGAGCCACATCCGCCCGGGGATCGGGGAACTCCGGTTCTTGAACTGGGGAATGTCCTTCCTCATGACTCGCATTGCCACGTCGTGCGAGACGATCATCGGCGTGTCGAAGGCTGCGGACGCGGACATCAAGGACCAACTCCTCGCCCCGTCGGAGAACGGCTTCAAACTGTTGGAGATCAGCGAGTCGCTCGGCCGATCGGTAGGCGACATCGTATCGGTCTTCGCCGTCCCCGGCGTGACGCGGGACATGTGGGACATTTTGGCCGCCGTGGCGGAGCAGTTCGACAAGCGCGTCGGGCTCACCGAACTCGTGTACGGCTCCACGCGGAATCAGATGCGCTCGGCCAGCGAGGCCAGCATCAAGCAGGACAACCTGTCGATCCGCCCGGACGACATGGCCCAAAACTTCGAGGACTTCATGTCCCGGGTCGCCCGCAAGGAAGCCATGGCTGCGCGCTGGCTGCTGCGACCGCAGGACGTGGCGCCCGTGCTTGGCCCGCTCGGCGCAGAGGCGTGGTCCATGCACGTCACCCCCAAGGACGGGATGGACTTCTCGTCCATCACCCGCGAGTACTCGTACACCATCGCAAGCGGATCTGCCCGCAAACTGAACAAGCAGGCCGAGCAGGATCGCATGGCGATGGCGTTCCAGACCCTCGGGCCGCTGCTCCAGCCGCTGGTGGGCGCCGGGATCGTCGGCCCGCTGAACGCCTTGATCGACGTTTGGGCCAAGGCCAACGACCTCGACGCCGCGCCGTTCCTTATCCCTCCGCCCCCGCCGCCGCCGCCGATGCCTCCGCCCGGAACCGGGTCCCCTCCGCCCGAGGGCGATGATGGCAGCGGCGCGGCGGGGGCCCCGACCACCCCCGAGGAGCCGATGAATGGACCTCCCGCTTGAGATCGCGCAGGCGAGCGCCGAGGTGCAGGCGCACTACAAGAAGATGATCGCGGCCGGGCAGTCCCCGCGGTTCGCCGAGATGTGCGCCCTCCAGATCGCCCCGGGCATCCACGGCACGGACGACTCGTTCATGCAGGGCCGCAAGAACGCCGAGTGGCTCGACAAGATTCCCAAGCGGCAGGCCCAGTGGATGCTGCGGGAGGCCAAGAAGGCTGGTATCGTCACGGAGGGCCGCTACTACCACGGCGGGATCGCGGACTCCCGGGCGCACCTCGACCCGCACGCATGGATCAGCGGCAAGGACGATCTCCTCCGAGTCGCCAAGAAGCGTCGGCTGGAGGTCCGCGGGCAGGTGACTTACACGCCGCCCGAGGGTGTTGCCCCGCCCCAGCGGGCCGCTGGGCTCAATCCGCGTCTCGTCCGAGAACTGGCCCGGAAAGAGATGGCAGCCGAGCCCGGCCTGACGAGAAAGGCCGCGGAGCAGCGCGTTCGGGACAAGCACACGCCGCACTGGAAGCGCAAGGGCAAGTGATGCTGGGCCTGCCGTGGCCGACGCCATAACAAGGGCGTAGCACCCACGGAGAGGCTGGCATGCCCCCTGTAGTCAAGCGCGGCGGCGGATCGTACCCGGTGAAGTTTGCCGCCGACGGCAGCGGCACCGTCGTGCAGTTCTCCGCCGTCTCGGGCGCCATCCTGATCGTCGAGACCGGCGGCGGCACGCTCGAACTCTGCGTCGTGGGGAAGCCCGGCGACGAGCCGTCCCCGCTGATCAACGAGGAGGCCCAGCCCTGCACGGTCGCCGTAGCGGCTGGCAAGGCGTACGCCTTCCCGACCGCCGTCTATGCCGCCCCATACATCGTGGTGCGGGGAGCCGACGTGGAGGGAACTCTCTGCGTGAAGGGGTGACCCGTGAGCGACCGCTTCCTCGCGCCGCCGCTTGAACGACGCAACGGAGGCTACGTTCCGCCACCGCCGCCGGTCATCGAGACGCACCGCATCCTCGCCGAGACGGGCGAGGTGATCAACACCGAGAAGGCTGACAAACTCCGAACCGAAACGCCATGACCCCCGACGCACCAACATTCGACGAGCAGGTCGCCGCCCTTCGGGGGAAGGTGACTCCGTGCGTTTTTTGGGCCCGGAAGGCGCAGGCCACGCCCGAGCGGTGGGCTGCGCACCTCGACGCGCTCGCGCCTGCCCAGTCGAGGTATCGCGCGCGGCACCCGGACAGGAAGAAGGCTTCCGGCTCATACGCCAGCCCGGCCTCCAAGGAGCGGCGGCGTGAACGCAGCAAGGCGAGGCGGCGGGGCGACCTCTCCTTCTCGGTTGCCTGCTCGCTGCGTTCCCGGCTGTGTTCCGCCGTCAAGAACGGGCAGAAGACAGGCTCCGCCATCCGTGACCTCGGCTGCACAGTCGACGACCTCAAGGCCCACATCGAGTCGCAGTTCCAGCCCGGGATGACATGGAACAACCGCGGCGTCGGCGATGGACGATGGAGCATCGACCACGACTACCCGTGCTCGCAAGCAGACCTGACCGACCGGGCCCAACTTCTGGCGGTCTGCAACTGGAGGAACCTCCAGCCCATGTGGCACGGCGATAACGTCCGCAAGGGAGACGAGGTCAGCGAATCGGCACGCGAGAAGTTTGAAGTCTTAGCCAACTTCGCGGAGGTGCTGGGTGGCTGACGTTCGCATCTCCGCACTGCCCGCGGGCACCGCCCAGCCGACCGGCCTCATCCCGGTCGTCAACGGCGGCACCACGCAGCGAGTGACGGTCAAGCAACTCGTCGACCTCGCGCTGGCAAACGTGCCGAGCGGCACGATCAACACGGTCGGCAACCCCGTCGGATTGCCCGAGGACCCCGCGATGCCCGTCCAGACTTGGGCGGAGCAGATGGTTCTCAGGGCCGCATTCCGCGACACCGACGTCACGTTCGCCCGGGTGCAGGCCACCTCGCCCGACTGGAACTCCGGCGACGTGTTCGGCAACGGCAACGTCATCGCCAACGGCGGAGCGTTCGGAGAACTGTGGTACGGCGTCCTTCTTGCCCGCGACGGCAAGATGACCAGCCCGGGCTACCAGATGCCGACCCCGACGGGCGACGGCTACCTGCGGTCCGACCTCGACCCGAGCACCGGCTGGTACTTCGCCGAGCCCGTGCTGATCTCGGACACCGAGCCGCCCGCCCCAACCGGCGGCGGCGCCATTTGGGTGGACCCGACCGGCGACCCCGTGACGCCCGTCACGGGCGAGTACACGAACGCGAACCCGCCCGTGTACTCCGACTCGATGCTGACCGAGCAGGCCAACGGTCTGCCGATCGGTCTCTCGCCGGACGGCCTCACCTTCCATCAGCCGGACATCGTCGGCGCTGTGCCGATCCGGGTGAACGGCAAGACGTACATGCTGCCGCTGATCGAGTCGCCAGCGGCAGCCGCTCTGCGCGACCCGGTGCTCACGTTTGCCGACGACATCACGACGGTGCAGTCAAGCGGCCAGCCGATTGGCCTTGCGCCGGACGGGCTGAACTTCTACCAGCCCGACATCGTTGGCGGCATTCCGATCATCGTGAACGGCAAGCGCTACCTCCTGCCCCTCATCGCAGAGTGAACCATGCCCGCACCTGACCGGCCGACTCCGCACCAGAACTTCGCCAGCGCGATCAACCCGACGAAGGGGATCGTCGGCTACTACTCCGATGCCGAGGTGGATGCCCTGCTGGCTGCGCTGCCGACCGGCGGCGGGCTCCAGACCGTAGACCTGTCTGCCTACGCCACGACCGCCTACGTGGACGGCCAGATCGCCACGCTGTACTCCAAGGCCGAGGTGGATGCGGCCATTACGGCGGCCATCGCCGGGGTTGTCACGGGCGGGACTGTTGACCTAAACGGCTACGCCACCGAGCAGTTCGTCACGGACGCCATTGCGGCCATTCCTCCGGCCAGCCTCGACGGGCCGATCACCGGCCATGCGGGCACAACCCCACAGCCGACTGCCGCCACGCCTCAAGGGCTCGAAGACGCCTTCAAGGACTACGCTGACGGCCTGCACTACTTCGATGGCTCCGGTGCCCTCGTCGCAATCCAGCGGCAGCAGTACCAGACCACCATCGTGATCAACGGCTCCGTGCGTTCGGTCACGAAGATCGTCAAGTCAGAGGCTGGCCTGCCGACTCCGCAGAACCCCTCGACACTGACGCAGAACGACGGCGGTCAGTGGCTGCGGCTTGCGTCCGACGAACTCGACAAGCCCTTTGCTCCCGTAGGCGTGGTTGACCTGTTCAATCTCCCTGCCGGAGCAGACGGCGAGCGACCTGCCGTCTACGAAAGCCCCACCGCTCCGGCTGGCGACCTCAAGGACGGCGACCTGTGGCTGGCCCCCGCAACCACTTCAGTCGCTGCCAAGCAACTCGGAACGCTCAGTCTCTCCGATCCCGCATGTGCTGCGTTCCGCCAGAGCGTCATGGACGAGGTGCGGAAGATGATCTCGGGCGGAAAGACCGTCCCGGCAGACATTGATTGGGCGCCATGCACGAAGGTAGCGGGCTCTGGCCTGATCGAGGCCCGTGTCCTGAACGGCATGATCCAACTTCGTGGTGAGTTGACCTACACCATGACCGCCATCGGCTCGCTCTCGACTGTGCAGAGGCTCCCGGCCAACTTCCCGAAGCCGCCCGTCGAGCAGACCGTGTTGGTGTTCGGCTTTGAGAGCGGCGTGGCATACCGTCGCGTGTTCTTGCGATTCCAGCCTGACGGCGGCATTGCAATCTGCGGGGACGGCAAGATCACCGGAACCTCCTTCAACGGGGCACAGGCATACGCCTACTGACTATGAAGACTCTCCACGTTCACAGCAACGGCCAGTGGCAGGAAGTGGTCGGCTCGCCCGGCGCGCTCGACGGTTACTACACCATTGTCCAGACTGACGCCGCGATCAAGGCGTCTCGGGACGAGGGTGCCCTAGACCTTGATGCCGTGCAGAACCAAGTGCTGTTCGCCGTCACCGAGACTGCGCGGCAGTTGCAGGAGAAGATCGACCTCAAGGCCGATCAGGCCGCCACCTACACGAAGGTGGAAGTAGACGGTAAGTTCGCCCCGCTCTCGACCACGACGCTCATCACCACGCAGTTGCAGGCGGTGTTCGACTCGATCTACACCCGTCCAGAGGCGGATGACCGTTACGCCCGCAAGCAGGACAAGGAGCAGCCGCTCCTCGCCAAGACCGTCGTGTCGCAGGCTTACGGGTTTGGCGACACGTTGCTGCCACCTGTCGCTCTCGGGTACACGGACACGGGAGAAGGCTACGGGGCGCGGCTCGTCCTGAACGTCGGCGTGGACAACGAGTTCCTCGTCTACAAGTCTGACCTCGAACCGCTCAACGCCCTCCTGCCCCGCATCGAGACGCTGGAGAGCAAGGCCGCTCCGGTCATTGACCTCGCCCCGTACGTCACGCTCGCAACCGCCGACACCCGGTACGGCAGGCTTGAAGCCCTCGACCTTCTCCGCAATCAAGTCCAGACGATCTTCGACTCGATCTACACGCGGGCTGAAGCGGACTTCCGCTACCCCCTCAAGGCTGATGTCTACACGCAGAAGCAGACCGATGACCGCTTCATGCGGATCACCGACGCCTTCAGCAAGGCTGACTTCGACAACCAGATGGCGTTGATGCTGTACTCGCGCAAGCAGATCGACGACCTGCTGACCGCGATCAACCCGCTAGGCTCACCGTCGATCAACAATCCAGCGTTGGCCGACTTCAAGAAGTCCGTGCTTGACGAGGTGAAGTTGATGCTCGTCGGTGGCACGAAGATGCCGCCGCCCGACATTGATTGGACATGGATGGTTCGCATGGATGGGGCGAAGGAGTCTGTCTCTACCGAGATTCAGGCGAGGATGATCGGCGGGTTCATCGAACTCAAGGGCACCCTGTCATTCGGTGCTGGCAGCGGTGCGTGGGTCCCCCTCCGGCTTCCACCACAGTTCCCCCTTGCGGAGATCGACGCCAACTACCCGCTGGCGATGCGGCTCGTCGGCTCTGCCGTGACCTACGGCTACTGCTCGGTGAGCAGCAAGAGCCGCGACATCTCTTGTAGTCCCGGCGCGCGGTCGAGCGAGGCGAACTTCTCGGGCATCCGCTGGAAGGCAGCCTACTGACATGGCAGTCATCTACTACTTCAACGCCGCGACGGGAAAGTGGGAACCCATAAGCAGTGGGAGCGGTGGAGGTGCGCCCGGACCCAAGGGGGACAAGGGCGACAAAGGCGACCCCGGTGAGTCGGTCGCAGTCAACGTGCAGAACACCCAGCCCGCGACGGCAAAGGCTGGAGACGTATGGATCAGCAACACCCCTTGAGGTAACAAGCGATGGCTAAGAACGTCAGCATCTTCGACGGCACTTCGTGGGTCTCCATCGTCGGCCCCGCTGGCAAGGACGGCGTGGACGGCAAGGATGGCTCGGGCGTTTCCATCAAGGGACCGGCCGCGCAGTACCCTCCCGACGCCAGCCCGACGGTCGGTGATATGTGGCTCGTACCCGACCCGATCCCGGCCGGGATGGAAGCGGACGCCCCGTTCGACATCGCTCCCGGCGACGGTCTGGTGTTCGACGGCGTCACCGAACCGGGCGGCTGGGTCAACGTCGGCGGCATCCGTGGCCCCAAGGGCTCCGATGGTGCCCCCGGTGCTGACGGGACTCCGGGTCAGGACGGTGCCGCTGGTGCCCCGGGTGCCGATGGTGCCGCTGGCAAGGACGGCGTCGGCCTGACCTACAAGGGCGAGTACGACGCCGGGGCCGAGTACGAGAACAACGATGTGGTCACGTTCGGCGGCGAGACCTACATCGTCTCCGGCCTGACCAAGGCGGCCCTGATCGGACCCGGCGACCTGAAACTGATCGCCAAGAAGGGCTCGGACGGAGCGGCTGGAGCCGATGGTGCAACTGGTGCCGACGGTGCCGATGGCCGTTCGGTGAACGTGACCAAGGGCCCGACCCAGCCCGCCACGGCTGCCATCGGGGACTTCTGGATCGAGACGGAGTGACCCGGTGAAGGACGCCTACATCTATGACGGGTCCGGGTGGCAGTCCCTCAAGGGACCACCCGGCCCGTCGGAGCCAAGCAAAGACGCGGGCAACACCCTCGCGGTCGGCAGCGATGGGCTGCTGATGCTGAAGGGCGACACGCATTTCAGCGGGGTGTGGACTCCCGCCGTGTCCAATAACGTCGACGGCGCGGTTGGCGAGGTCGAGGGGTACTGGACTCGTGCTGGTCGTGCGGTGACCTTGCTTGTTCGGTGTTCCCTTATGACGAAGATCGAGGCTGGCGAACGACTCCCGTTTTCCCTAACTGGCTTGCCGTTCTCGTTGTCCGAATACAACGACGCCAACCTATCGACGGACTCGTCGGTTTTTACTGCTCCGCTGGTTCACTACGAACAAGGAACGATTGGCTGGGTGTTTGCTCTGGGTCTGTACGCTGACACCATCAGCATCGAATCACGCGGCGAGTTTGACCCCGGCCAAGCCACGTTCACGCTGACCTACCTCACAGACGACGCGAGGTTTGGATGAACGTCACCCTCCAAAAGAACATGACCATCGGCGTGATCGAGGACCGTGGCGGCAGTCTGTGGGCTCGCAACTACCACCCCGCCCGCCCGCTCCCCGACGATGCCCCGCAAGCCGTGAAGGACATGGCCGCCCAGCACTGGACGCCCGAGGTGATCCAGTTCGCCAAGGATCGTCTGGCCGGTGTACGACCGAAGGAAGGCTGACATGTACTACTGCGCGCAAGACGCGATCGACTACCTGATGCAGTCCGTGGGCGGCGGCGCCCAAGACCAAGAGCACCGCGTCCTGCGCGCTGCCGTGCATCACTCCTACCGCGACGTGGCCCACGCCAAGGACTGGCTGTGGTACGTCTCGGAGTCCGAGGTCACGATCGACGCCAACCAGAACACGTACCTGCTGCCCGTCGACTGCGTGAACATCGACGCGCTGATCCCGCAGGACCGCACGACCATCACCGCGTACATCACCCCCGCCGAGTGGGTGCGCCGCGAGCAGGACTCGTGGACGCTCGGGGAGGCCCTGTACTGGACGATCACCAAGTCGACGGACCCGAAGAACTTCGACCGCTGGGAACTCAAGATCGGCGGCAGGCTGCCTGCTGGCATGACGCTGCGGTACACGTACCGCCGTCGCCCGAAGCCCCTGACGCTGATGGGCTACGAGACGCAGGTCCGCACCGGATTCGTCACGGTCAACGGCACCTCGGTGACGGGCACCAACACGAACTTCCCGGGGCGCTGCGTCGGCGCGGTGCTCCGTGTCGGCACGCCGCAGAACCATCCCGAGCCGCTGTCGGGTTTCTACCCGTACGCGGAGCAGAGCCGCATCGAACTGCGTGGCGGGCCCGCGAGCCTGACGCTTGAGAACCCCATGAACGACACGTACGCGGACTGCCGCTTCGTGATCTCCGACCTCCTCGACGTGTCGCCGGGGATGTTCACGGCGGTCCTCACCGGCGCCGAGGTATGGGTCGCTCGCATGACCGGCAAGCCCATCGACGCCGCGGTCGCGCTGTACACCCGCGACCTGAAACTCGC